AAAAAGGAAACCAACCAATGCCGAAACCACCAAACCGACAGCCCGGCTGGGGCACCGTCCCCGCCAAGTTTGAAGCCAAGCTCCTCTCCCATCATCAGCCAGCACCGCAAAACCGAGTGTTGGTCTGGCACGGCGATTGGAGCTGGGGCTATTGGAACGGCCAGTGCTTCACCGATGAGGACGGCTTCACGATCTACGACGTTGCCGTGTGGGCTTATCCACCAAACATTGACGCGGAGGTGCCGAGCGATGCTTGACATTAGTGTGACCGGCGGCTGCCAGAGTTGCGGCCGGAAGTTTTCAGGTGGCTGGGCGACGTGCCCCAAGTGTATCGAGGATTCAGAAGCGGAGGATAGGAAGGTGCCTAAGACATGCGGACAGGAAGCGGTGATTGCGGAAATGCTGGTGGACTTGGGAATCAAAGAGCAGGCGGCTGCCGAGGCGGCTGAACTGGCTCAGGAGCGAATCAAAGCCGGAACGCCGCCAGTGCTGGCGATGATTCAGGCGATGGTCGGCGAAACCCAAGAACTGCGAAACGGGCTGAATACCCGCAGCGGCTTGAGCTTTGCCGGGGACAAGCTGGCTCGGCGGATTTGGGACTTGGTGAGCTGGCCGTCATCCGAGTTTAACGGATTATCGAAAGCAGGCCCAACATGAGACGCAAACACAAATTCGACGCGGTGTATGTCTGGCTTCTAATCGCGGCCTATCTGTCATCTGTCTTGACCGCTATCGTGCTGGCGGAATTGATTGTGCGGTATCTACGTGGCGTTTCGCTGATGGAGGTGTTTCTTGGCCAATAAATCCGGAAGGCCGGCGCTGAGCCGAGATTCAGACACCGTGCGGATTACGGTCAGGCTCCCCGAGTCCACCTTGCGGGAGCTGCGAAAAACTACCCCAGCCGACCAGACAGTCAGCGAGCGGGTGAGAGCAATCGTCGAGGCTGCGATTAGGCAAAAGCCTAAAACGTCCGCTTGCGGGTGAGAGCCAGAGTCGATTGCATTTCCAGAATCTTCGAGCCAAAGCCCGGCGGGGGTGATAGCCTGTCCGGGCTTTGTGCTTCTCCTTGCCAGTGAATTGACAGTTTATTGGTGGCGCCCGATGCAGCATCAATCTGGTCAGCGAAACTGGCTTCAGGGAATGCGGTGGCTTCGTCGAGGAACGCTTCGTTCCACCCGCCTTTGACGATGGCCACGTTACCGGCTTCGACTTGTGCCGCCAGTGGCATTGCTCGGACCACCTTGGCCGGGCCGGGCAGGGTGATGCCGTCTTTCTTCCGGTTGCGAGCACCAGAGACGTTATCGAGGAAAACCGGAAACCCGGCGAGCTTGGCCACGTCGAGCTGGCCGACTTCTTTACCGCCTGAACCGCCCTCCTGCTCAATGTAGATAATGACTTCGCCGTCATACTTTTCAGCATCGCGCTGGGCTGTTGCCAGCATCACCTTATCTCGCTCGGTCGGGTGCCACTGGCCTCTCACCACGTCCTCGATGATGATTCGGAACGGGCGACCGTCGTAAGGCATGGAACAGAGCACGCCGGCAGTGTAGCAGCCGTCCCCGGCGGTGGCCGCCCGGTCCCAGTACCGCACCCGCATCGCTCCTCGGGGCACGTCGTAGGGCTGGATCGTGTGGAAATTGTCGCGGCTGAATAGCAGCCCGGCAACGTCAACAAACTTGCCGGCCAACTCCTGTTCACGCATGGCCGACGTGTAAACGCCGCTGATGAGATCAACATACTCGGAGGCAATGAACGGATTTTCGAGGCTATGAGCCTGAATCAATGCGGTGTTTTTCCGCTGCCGATACCACGAATCGCCGAACCGATGCAGCCCTTGGCCGCCGACCCTATTGGCTTCTCCGGTGTCTACTTGGTCGAAAAACTCCCGGAATGTCCAGTGCTGCCGGCCCCGAGGCGTAAACGTCAGGAGGCACTGCCCCATTTTTCCGCGATACCGCAGGGTGGCCACGCCGATTTTGAAAACGTCCTCATGGCAAATAGAGGCTTCATCAATCCAGAGCATCGGCTTGGACGGCCCGCGCAGCTTCTCCGCGTCCTCGCCAGAACGAAACGCAATCACAGCTCGGCCGCCGTCGGATGTTTTGAAGAACGCTTGCGGGAACGGGCTTTGCTTGGTCCTGATCAGCCTGCCAATCGACTTGGCGCATTCGCAAAACGTCGGCAAAGTCGTGTCATTGGCGATGACGTAGGTGGGGCTCACCGCCATGATCTCCCAGCCGTTTTTGGCGTCGTGAAGCACCTTCATCGCCCCGGTGTAAGACTTGCCAGACGCACGGCCAGCGACAAACCCAGTGATGAACTCTTTACTGTCAAGGAAAGCCTGCTGCTTGGGGTAAACTCGATGGTAGACTTGGATCGTACCATTGGCGAGCTTGACCCGCTCAATCGCCCGCCGGCTGTTCCTCCTCATCGCGGTCGGCAGGAAGCTCATCTTGGATTACTCGTTGGGCAAATTCGGTAGCCTCAATAATCTTAGGCAGTTGGGTGCGGTCGCGGACGACCACAAGGCTAACCGTCGTATCGAGGGACTGGTCAGCACCCGGGTCAATCTTCTCGATCAGCGCAAGCCGGTCTTTATTCAACGCTTGCAGCCGAGCATACAGGCCGGCAATTGATTTGTAGTCTCGGCCACCGTCTTTGGTGAAGGCGTCACCCTCGGCCGAGCGTATCAAATTCCAGATTTTCCGCTCTTGCTGCTCAAGGCGCGACCACTCAAACGCAATCAGATGCTCGACCGATTCGGCAATCCGTTCCCGGTAAACATTAGTCGCGTCTTTCACGTAATCCCAAATGCACACCGCGCCGACACCGACCTCCTTGGCGGCCTCGGCGTAAGTGTAGCCTTGGGCGATCAGCTCAAGCGCTTTAAGCTGATTCTGCTGGCGTTTTAGTTTTGTCTGCACGGCCTTTTGTTTTGCCGCGCCGCCCAGCCCCTTCGGATACTTGGCTTGCCGTTTTCGTTTCTTCGGTGCTGGTTGATCGGACATTTGCAATCTCTGGCTTTTCGGCCAGCACTCGAAGCACTTGTTCGTAACTCGCACTGGCGCCGTGAGCGCGCAGCCCAGCAGCAATTCGGCCAACATTCCATCCGTCGTCCGACATGGCCCAGATTCGCTCGTTGATCGTCAGCTCTGGGTAAGTTTCCATGACCGCCGCTTGCACGGCTGCTCGGGCGCTGAGCCGGTCGCCATCCACTCGCAAAGACTCGGCCGCCATTTCGGCGTTGACTACCCGGGCCACGTCACTATTCATCAAGGCGATCTGCTGGGCGTGTTCCCGAACCTCCTCGACGGTGACGTGTTTCATATCAGCCACTTGCTGCAATGTCATCCCGGGCAAGGAAAGCAGCTCCTCGTAAGACTCTGGGGCCGGCGGGTCTTTTCGAGGCTGCTCGGTCTGCTCGCTGCCATCGAAGATTGACGGATCATAGCCGCCAAATTCCTCGCACCGCCGTTTCCATTGCGCTTCGACTTCCTTTTCCCGCTTCACTTTCGCGGGATTTCTCATGCCGGCAGTATGCTTGCCGGGGCTGCATCGCTCGTCCTCGACGCGATCAATGTCAGGATTCCCGCTCTCGTCGTACCAGTCATAGATGATAGCGACGTGCTGGGCGGTCATGCCACGGAGCGAAAGCAGGCTGGCTACGCTTTCCAGTTTCTCGGGTGTCGTGTCAGTGCAGGCTGGCCGCACTTCTCGATAGGCGTCCCAGACTGCCTTGCCGCCGCTCGGGTCAACGTGCCGGGGATTTTGCTTGACTGCCTCCGCCCATTCAGTGCAAGCCTTGATAAAGCTGTCAATCGCCAGAACGACCGACCACGCAGCACGATCAACCGCCGTGCCGTCTTGCAGGCTGGCCATTAGGTCGATCAAGGCCGGCTCAAGCGGCTCGAACGACCGAGAGTAGCCCCCCTCCCATTCCACCAGCACGGGAGTTTTTGATTGCTCCCACTGCTCGACTTGCTGCTCGAATGCAGCCCATAGCTCCAAGATTTCCGAGCGTGAGAGCTTCGGATTTTCCGCGACACCTACGCCGAGATCATCGGCAGGCACAAATTGAGGCATTGGGTCTTTCCCTTGGCTGGATGCTCTCAGCCACGGATACACCCCCGATACCGGCTGAAAGCCGGCCATAGGTTAAAACCTAATCACCCTCGGTCAACTCTATTTGACCGGCTCTTTCCATCGCATTGTCAGCTCTGGCATTTTGCTGTTTGGCCGGTGCTGCCGTTTCACTTGCACGTATGCTCGGCGCTCGGCATCACGTCGCGGCTGCCCACCGTCGTGCTCGATGATTGCGGCTCGCTCCTCCCACAGCTCGATCACTTCGTCATCGCTTAGCCTGTCCACGGCTCCCCCTCTGGCTTGACGTTTGGCTTGGTCCACGTCTTGGTTTTTGGTTTACCCTTTGGTGCCGGACCACTCAGCCCTTGCACCGCCGCCACGGTGTACCGCATTTTCCTGCCGTCCCAGTCCACATCGACCGCGCCGCATTGGCCGTGACGATTCTTGGCCACGATGATCTTGCCCTCATTGGCCACTCGGGATTCCCGGTGAACAAAGACAACTTGGTCGGCATCCTCCTCGACCGAACCAGATTCCCGCAGCATCGCCAAAGTCGGCTGCTCCCCCTCAGCCATGCGGTTTAACTGGCTCAAAACCATCACCGGAACGCCAAGGTCTTTGGCCAGCCGTTTCAGGTCTTTAAGTATTTCGCCGACTTGCTCCCGGCGGTCCATCCTGCCGGAGGCGTGACGGATAAAAGTCAGGTAATCAATGATCACCAAACTCAGCCCGTCCCGGGCGTTTGCGATCCGACAGGCCGAGCGAATATCAGCCGTCGTTGCCTTGCTCGGCGCGTAGACCATCAACGGCAAGTCTTTGAACGTGGAAATTGACTCGGTAATTTGATTTAAGTCGCTGTCATTCAAGGACTTACGACCACCACGCAGGCGGCTGATACTGATGGAAGTGTCGTTGGCGATTAAGCGGTCAAAAATGTCCACCGCATCCATTTCAAGACTGACGAACAGCACTGGCCGCCCACGATTGGCGTTAGACTCGGCAATTTGTAGGGCAAAAGCGGTTTTTCCTACACTCGCCCGGGCTGCCAAAACGCTTAAATCTCCGGCATGAAACCCGCCAATCAGGTCGTCTACCTCATAGAGTCCGGTGTAGGCTTCAACCGGATTTTCTCGGTCCTTGGCCGCCAGACTCATTTTGCCAAGCGCCATGCAGTCAAACAGCCTTAGTTCACGGTCGGCTTTGAGCTGCTGAACCCCAATTTCAAGCATTTCCAGAGTCGCCTTGGTCGCGGTCTTGTCGGCAATCATCTGGCTGGCGTCGTCGATGACTTTGGCCAGCTTGAACAGCTTGGCGTATTCAAGGATCATCTTGACGAAGAATTTGAAGTCGTACTGGTAAACATGCCCCATTTCGAGCATTACAGAGAGCACTTGCCGCTCAATTCCGCTCTGCTGGATGCAGCGAACAGCCTCAGCTTCGCTCCACGACGAGCCCAGCAATCGCAGGTTCATTAACCGCTCATACAGCGAGCCAAAGGCCGGCGTCTGAAAATCCTCCTTCGAAAGATTAACCGCTGCCGTTTCGTCGAGCAGTGCCGGGTTGACCAGCACCGAGGCCATGACCGCCAACTCATGGTCAACTAAATGCGAATTTTCTCGTTTTTTGGCGTGTTGCTTATAAACGCTCATATTTCAATTCTCCCGCGTTTTCTTTCTTGGTGGTGTGATTGGACTATCAAGGTGCCGTTTGCGTCACGGCGGGCCTGTTCTGTTGATTCTGAAGTTAGGAAGCGTCCTAATCTAGTGTCACGATGACATTCCGGGAAAACCGGCGTAGGGGTCTTTCTTGGGCTGGCCGTAGCTACCTTCGAGGATTTTCGTTGCGGTGTCCGGTTGGATGAACCAGTCGATTGTGGCTGTCCATTTGTTGCGGTTTTTGCCGTTGCAAAAATCCAGCTTAGAAGCCATTTCGCAGGCTTCTTTGAAGTTTTGATACCACCAGCCATCGCTAAGCCGGTCGCTGATGGCTCGCAAGCGGCTGGGCGTCATTTGCGGCTCACCGCCAAAGTAAAACCGAAAGCAATCCAGCACGTCCTCGGGCGTGTAGCCGTTCGGTTCGAGCGGCTTAAACCGCTCGGGCTGGTCATTGAACCGCGACGAATCGTAAATTGCACCTTTCGAGCCGGCGGCAATCGACGCTTCGATATCGCGGACGGCCTTGGCTACCCCGCGCTCAAGGCAAGTCTTGAGTTGGACTTCGAGTTGGATTGGATTAAGCCTGCCGTCAGTTGCAAACCGAAAATCCTGCCATCGCTGCCAAGCCGAAAGAAACTCGGGAGTTTTCAGCGGCTCCGGGATTGGGTTTTGCTCCCCGGTCGGAAATTGCTTCCCCAAGTCAGTCCCATTTTTTCCCGGCTGTTCGCGCGAAGAAGGTAAACAGTTAGGACTGACTTGTTTTTTATTTCGATCTAGAACCCTAGAGTTAGCTTCTTGATCTTCTTTAGTATTTGTATTTGAATTTGAAAGCATCGCTGGAGCATGGCCCCTAGCATATCCATTCGCATCATGCGTTCGCATACCCTCCTCGCCGGTGGGTTTGTCGCCAGACCATCGGCTTTTGGCTGAAATAGCTGCCTTTTCTGACTTCGCCAGCATCTTCTGGCGTTCAATTTCCAACCTGCTGTTGTGCCATTTTTTGTCACAATTTTGATAAAAAAACGCGCTCAAAACGTGCTTTATTTTGGCACGAATTTGGCGCGAAAAAGGGCGCAAAAACGACCGAAGCTCGTCATCGGTGAAGGGTCCGTTGTTCCACTGGAAGCACAAAAGCCGCAAGTAAATGCCTTGCTCCTCGAACGTCAAACCGCTTGTTCCACCCACCCAGTTGTCGGGGTAAAACAGGAATGCTGGTGGCTTCTTCATGGCTGGCCATCCTTGTGAGTAGACGAAAAAACCCGCGCCAATCTCTGCACAGATCAGCGCGGGTTGAATAGGCGCTTGATCGCGCCGTTTGTTCGATTGTAGGCAGTGTGCAGCCGCCGTGAATTTTGCTCCGATAGTCTAGTGCCTAAGTCTTGACTGTCAATACAAGTGCTCGTATATTCCGCAAGCCCTTATCAGACAGGAAGTTACGACATGCAATTGGCCGTAAGAGTCGCATTGAACATTAGGAATCGCCGTAGGCAGATTGGGCTAACTCAGGTCGAGCTGGCCCGGAAAATCACCGAGTTGGCCGGACGGATTTGGGCGCAGCCACAAGTCAGCGACCTAGAGCGAGGGAAATTCTCGCCGACGCTTTGCACGCTCGATGTGATTGCTCAGGCGCTGGAAATCTCCCCGGGTAAGCTGTTTGACCTACCACGGGGCTAAGCCGACCGCCGCCGGCTGACTGGCTTCTTGATTGGTTTTTCGCCTTTGTGAACCGGCTCCCGGATAAACAGCATTTGAATCGGCTGGCCAAGAGCCGCTGCCACACGCTCCAAAGTCCCCAGCAGCACGTCGCATCGGGCTCGCTCAATAGCGTTATAGGTGGGCTGGGCCATCTTCAGCTTTTCGGCCATCTGTTTTTGCGTGATTCCCCGCTCCTGCCTGATTTCCTCGATATTCCAGCAGACTCGGCGGTGCATTTCGCTAATCTTCGATTTTTTCGTTTTTCGGCGGTCTAGTTTCCCTGTCCCTAATCCCATTAGGCGACCTCCTATGCAATTGACAAAACTAAACCCCCAACCAAGATCGGAGGGGGTGAAGTGCGGATAATAGGAGTCGAACCTACACGACCTTGCGGTCACTAGAACCTGAATCTAGTTAGGTGGAAACCTATAATCGTCACAATCGATACTAACGGATTGTCAGGATAGGAAAATCATCCGCCAGCCGCAGGATAGGGGGGCTGTTTTCATTCATGGATGCCTACCTTGATTCTGGAGGTGCCCGCCAATGCTTCTTAATGATTTTGTTGTTACTTACTCTTTAGAAAGAACAATCACGCAATCTTCGGTTGAGCAGTATCGAATTGCGGTTCATAGCTTTTCTAAGTGGCTGGGCCGACCAGCGACGGCGGCCGATTTAACCGATGACACAATCAATCGATTTTTGGTTGCTTATAGCCAAACACGAAAACCGCATACTGTTGCCAGTAAACGCCGACAACTTATTGTGCTCTGGCGAGCCGTCGCTGATCGAGGAAAGGCCCAGCCGCCCGCCCGTATCAGGCAAGTTAAAACACCACCGACGCCCAAAGACGTGTGGAATGCCGAGGAAGTCGGAGAAATCTGCCATAACCTCGCCAAGCTACAAGGCCGGCTGCCGGTCGTACTGATTAAACCGGCAGACTATTACGTCAGTCTTGTTCGGGCAGCTTGGGAAACCGGACTGAGACTGGCCGACTTGATGGCGCTTGAGCGCCACCAGATAGAAAGAACCGGCTGGTTCAGCGTCACGATGCAAAAGACCGGGCTGCCCCAGTGGTGCCGCCTGCATTCTTCGACCTACGACATGATCCAGAGGACATTCGACGACATTGCGCCGCCGCGCCGGTTGTGCTGGCCGACGTGGAGCACACGCACGCCGAAAGCCTGCTTCAAACTGATTCGGCGCGACATTATGCGAGCCGTTCGAGAAGCTGGCCTTAGTTGCAGCGACGGCCCGTTCAAAAAACTTCGTCGCAGCTCTATCACCGCCGTAGAGCTAAAAGCCCCGGGCCAAGGCCAGCACCACGCAGGCCACACCAGCGCAGTGACCACGCAAAAGTGGTATCTCTCAGACTCGGCAAAACTCAACAGGCCAATCCCTGCCGAGCTGGTCTGACCGAACGTGTCGAGCCCAGAAATTATTTTCAGAAAATTGCCGGAACTAGATTGACAAGGCTATCGTAAGATTCCTATATTCGCCGATGCCTATTCAGGATTCACCGGCCTAACAAAAAAGGAGTTTGCACGATGCTGGTACTAACACGGAAGGTCAACGAGGAAATCAGGATTGGGAAGGACATCACGGTAAAGGTGCTGAGTACGGGCGGCCAAGTCAGGATTGGCATTGTTGCCCCGCAGGAAGTCAAGGTTTTAAGATCGGAATTAAAGGAGCACGACGCGCCGAATCCTGAATAGGTATTGTTTCATTCAACCACAACAAGGGGACGAGCATGACAACAGCGACAGTGACGAGAGACAGGAAATCACGAATCGGGGCGAGTGATGCAGCCGCGATTCTCGGAATCAGCCCATACGCTTCGCCTTACGACGTTTGGGCGGTTAAGACCGGCCGGGCCGAGGAGTTTTCAGGCAACGACACGACACGGGCCGGCAATCGGCTTGAGTCAATGCTGTTGGATGATGCCGAGAAGGAACTTGGCGACCTCGACCGCGACGTTTTCATTCCAGCACTGGGCGGCCTGCCAATCGGAGCCACGCTCGACGCGCAGGTCATTAGCACCGGAGAAGTCGTGGAGGCTAAAACCTCGGGGATGACCGGCGGGCCGATTGTCGGCAACTGGGGCGAACCCGGAACCGACCAAATCCCGGACCATTACTTGGTTCAGGTGCAGTTGCAAATGTGGGTGGCTCGGGCCGAGCGGGCTCACGTTTTCGCCTACCTTGGCAACGTCGTGCCTAAGCGGTTCGCCGTCGAGTATGACCACGCTTTGGCTATGGCCATCGCCCAGCAGCTTAGCGACTGGTGGACTCGGCACGTTATTGCCGACGTGCCGCCAGACGCCACTGGCGTTTCGATGGAGACAATTAAGCGGTTTCGCCGCACCGCCGAGAAGTCAATTGAACTGGCTGGCGACGAGGCCGACCAAGCCGAGTTGCTTTGCCGGAAGATTGAGGAGTTGAAGGCATCGGCCAAGGCTGCCAAGGACGAGTTGGAGGCTGCCGAGAAAGCCTTGCTGGTCATGCTCGGTGACGCCGAGGAAGCGGTTTTGCCGTCTGGCAGCCGCGTCACCTACTTTCAAACCACCCGCAAGGGATACACCGTCAAGGAATCGAGTTATCGCACGCTGAGAATCAAGGAGAAGAAGTAACATGAACGCACTCACCACCATCAACCAAGCATTAGAACAAGTCCAAGTCGAGGAAAAGCTGTTCGAGCTGGCCCAGCGCAAAGCGAAGGTCTACAGCGAAAGCAGCCTTGTTCCGAAAGAGTATCAACGCAATGTAGGCAACGTCCTAATTGCGACGGATATGGCTCGCCGCATGGGTGCCGATGTTCTGATGGTCATGCAGAACCTTTACATTGTGCACGGCAGGCCGGGCTGGTCCGCTCAGTTTTTGATTGCCACCTTCAATTCGTGCGGGCGGTTCTCCGCGATTCGCTACCGATTCAAGGGAAAGCCCGGCAGTGATGACTGGGGTTGTTTGGCCTATTGTGTCGAGTCGGCAACAAACGAGGAGTTGACCGGCACCGAGATCACGATTGGCATTGCCAAGAAAGAAGGCTGGTACGGCAAGCCGGGCTCGAAGTGGCAGACCATTCCCGAGCAAATGCTCCGCTACCGGGCCGCGACGTTCTTGATCAAGAGCATCGCACCTGAAATCGGCATGGGGCTACAAACCGCCGAGGAGCTTCAGGACATGGGGCCGGGGCAAGTCATCGAGCCCATCAAGGTGCAGCCATCAAACGGCGGAGTCGCCGGCCTGCGGGATAGGTTACTGCCTACGCCAGCAGCCGAGCCTGCCTTGGAAAGCAACAGCGTCGAGCTGGTGGTGACTCAAGAGCCGTCGCCAGAGCCAGAACTGACGCCGGCGGTAGCACCGTCGCCAGAGCCGGCCACCACAGGCGGCTTGTTTGGCGACCAAGACACGGACTGGCCAGCGATTTTCAAGGCGGCCCCGACACTACGGGCTGCCGGCGAGCTGGCAGGTAGTCTTACCAAAGAGCACCCGGATCGCGCCCAAGAAATCGAAAATGCCTACGCAGCTCGAATCAAGGAAATCCGAGGCCGCTAACACTGTGGTGGTGCCCTGTCGCGGTTGTTCTTCTCCTTGTGTCCGCGCTCCTTGCCGGTGGGTTAAGCCGGTTTTTTTCTAATCTCAAACTTAGGAGTCTTTCGCTATGGACCCGGTGATTTTCATGGCCGCATTCTGTGGCTTCATCATGGGCGGTAGTTGTGTTTGGTGTGCGTTTGCGCATGCAGCGGCCTACCCAAAAGGCAGGCAGCACAAAGACGATTAACCGCAGGGCTTGGGACCGTTGGCAAGCCTTGGACGCTGCAATCGGTGAATTTGCAGCAGGCTGGCACGACTGGACGCACAAAGCGGGCTCCATGCTCCGTTGCGTCGGCGGGTTTAATTCCTGCCCCAGCCATTTGCTGGTGAACCGTCCAGCGTAGCCGAGAGGCGTGACAAAGCGGTGACAGCCGGAGAGACGGCAATTGGTTCGGCGGCGTGGTGGGAACACGCGATGCGAAGAGACATTCGCCAGAGGCAGGAACTCTCTTATGTGGCTTCTGACGAGCTGGCCAGTTCGAATCTGGCCCGAACCATTATTCCCGCATCTGTGTGGATCGGCGGCGTAATCTTTGCCGCTGCTGATAGCTTAAAAGCGTCAGGCGGGAGTTTGAAACAACGTAGGT